TATGACCTAAGTGTTTCACTATAATCGTTTTCAAGTTCAAGATAGTCTACTTCACTAAGAGCATTAAGACCTTTACCAAGTCTTAATTCATTACCCTTAAATCTATCTTTATAAACTTGTTCAGTCTTAAGTTTAAGTTTAGCCTGCTCTACTCCAAGGTCATTTAACATATACCCACGGATTGTTGAAACCAAACTATCTAAGCCGTATAATTTAAATGCTTCTTCAAGTAAAGCAAAGGCATCTTTAGTTTCTTTGGTAATTTCTTTAGTTTCTTTTGGGGCATTAGGTGTTGTTGATGTAACGCCCATACCCATTTCGCTTGGAGTTTTATATGCTGAAGGCGCTCCGCCAAATGTAGCAGTTGCTTGTGGGATATTTGGAATATAGCCAGCAGGAGCACCACCTATAGTAACGGTAGGAATAAACGGTGTTCCTGGTGGAACATTTGATGCATTTGCAGCAGCAGCAGACTTTTCTAATTTAGCAAGAGTAGACTTTTGCTTTGCAAGTAATGCCTGAGCCTGAGCAAGCATTTTTTGGTCTGTCGTTTTTTGCTTTGCCGCTGCTGCTTTCTTTTGTGCTGCTGTCTGCGCCATTATCCCATCAATCCGAACGACTTAAGAATGTCAGTCGCATAGTTAGCGGCTTCTTCTTTAGCGTTCTTTGTATTAGCCCATGCAGGGTTATTGCGTAGTCTTTTGTTGAAATCTGTCATAGATAAATTGCCAGTTAAACCATCTTGAATATCTTTATCGAATACATCAATGGCATCCATATTAAGTTCAAGTGTCTGTGCCTTTTGGTATATGTAATTACCAGCAAGTTCTTTGACACTTACATCATTTGAAATCTTGTCTGCAATAGCAGCATACTGTGGCTGTGACTTAGCAATCTGTAAAATTTTTGCCCTAGTTGCATCTACGTTCTGACCCTTTTTAAGGTTAGTGGCTACATAACTCATAGCCTGTTCCTTAGTAAGAACGACCCCATAGTTCTTAGCATATGAAAGAATAGAGTTTACATCTTTAGCCGCCGCGCCTCCAGCAGTGAGCAATGTATCAATATCGCTACCTTGAATAGCCTTGCCAGCAACCTTGCCAAGAAGTAAGGTTTTGTCCAACGCAGACATGAGTTCACCAGTCTGAGTACTACCCATCTTGTTACCTTCAGCGTCATACTTAGTAACAGTAGCCTGAATTGCTTTCTTTTCTGCATCGCGAAGTAATTCATAATATGCGTTCTCTTCTTCTTTGGTTGCATTGCGACCAAGGTTAGTCATAAAGAACTGGTCAGCATCTTCTGCTGCGTCCTGACGCTTAGTTATAATGGCATCATATGTAGTCTTTGATGTTGGCTTAGCAGGCTTAAAGCCACTATCTAAGTAGTCAATAAAATTAATTGGCTTCTTAATACCATTAATTGTGTAGTTGTCTACAGTTTCAATTGAGAACTTACGCACAGTATAAAGCAAACTTTTATTAAAGTCTTCTGCAGATACGTCACGCTTGTTGTATGTTTCTTTTGACAAGCCACCAGTCTTGTATAGTTTATCAAAGAGTTCATCCATGCCACCAGGACGAGCAGTTGCATCTACAAGCATCTTCTTACGAAGAGCATCAAAATCAGTAAGTACTTCTACATCAGTATCTACACCTGCAGGTTTTTCTTCAAAGCCACTTTTAAGAACTACGCTAGGCTTTTTGCGTGCAGCACTAGGACCTACATAAATAAAGACTTCACCGACATCATTCATAACCATTGTCTTACCCGTTTGAGGGTCAACGGTTACGCCAGGGTATCCACCCTTTATTTCATTAAATCCTTTTAGAAATGGGTCTTGTTCTTCTAGTTTTCTTTGCTCAAAAAAAGCATCTTGTTCTTTTTTGGCACTAGCCATTTGCTTTTCAAGTTGTACTTCTTCAACATTAGTATTAAGTTCGTAGAACTTACCACCACTCATGTAACCAAGAAGGTTATTCGTTTCTTTATCTATAACCTGATTAACGAAACCAAGAGGAATACGCTTATCAACGCCATAGTTAATAACTGATACAACGCGTGAATTAGCAGGCTGCTTTGCCATTGTTATCCTTTCGGTATCGCAACATATGTGTCACGTGAATAGTAGTTAAGAATTGCACGGAAAATTGCACGATTGGCTTCCTTAAGCATAAGGTCACCAATAGATAAATCAGCAATTATTTCTTCAATTTGTTCTTTACGGCTACGCTTAATCTGAGAGAAGTTGGTTGCGCGGCGTGCTGTAGAATCAAGTGAAAGATTAATAAAATCACGAATTTGTGTAGTAACATTAAGCATCTTTGCACGTGTTTCTTTTGGCAAATTAACATTTATATCTACAAGCATCTGCTCCATGCTAACAAGCATGCGTTCTTCTGATGCAACCTCATTACCACCAGCAGTCAATGCTGCCTCAAGCAATGGGTTAGAAGCCTTCAATGCTGCACGGCGATTAGTAGAATCTTGAATAATAGCCCTGCGTTCAGAAATGCTAGATGTTTGTCCAAGTATTTCACGCTCTTGACGACCAATTTCGTAGTAAGCCTGCTTGTCCTGAGACACAAGAACATCTGCGTAATACTTATCTACATCTTTATCTTTAATAAATTCTGCTGCTTCTAGCCAAGCATATGTAGCAGCATCAAACTCTCCTACATAAGGAGCCAAGATAAAGGCTGCTTCGCCATATGTCTTAATCATACCTTTGTTTTCAATAGCCCAGGTTTTTAATTCTTTAGTTTTTTGAATAATTGTATTGGTTTGTTTTTCATCACGGGCTACTGTATAGACTAACTTGTTTGGGTTCTTGCCCACAAAGGTAGCAAGTGCCATTTCATATGGGTCTTGAACATCGCCATTGTATGTCTTCATAACACCATTGACTAGGTCGTAGAACTCAGGACGTAGCCCTGTAATCCCAACATCCTTTAAGTAGTCTGGAACTCCAATGCTTTCCTGCATAGATGGAGCAAGCGGTGACAAGAATCCAAGAACTGCACGCATAGCAATAATGTTGTGAGCAGATATGCGAATCTGCTTTAAGTATTCATACTTCTCTGCTTCTGTAGCATTAGGGTCAAGACCGCGTCCTTGAGAAGCATTGTATGCAATTGCTGCCATAGCAGCAGTAGCCTCTTGACGGCTCTTTTCATTAAAGGGAAGTATAGTCCAAGCCTTTTGTAATGATGCAGGCACAACTGCACGAACAACATCCATGCCTTCACCAATATTACCTAATGCATAATTGTCTAGTTCTTCACCAAACTTTTCTCCTGCTGCACCAGTCTTACCTAGCAAAGCCTTCATTGTAATAACACCTAGTGCCGATATAGGTCCACTCAATGTAGGTAGACCAGCATCAGGGCTAAATGACGGGTTAGCCAACTTTAACTTCATAGTAAAGTCATTAAAGATAGGCTGCTGGAAAGCCCCATTGCCAGTAAGTGTACGCACTGTACCATCAACAGTTTTAAAGATTACGTTATCCATAGGCATCATTACATATGGGTCGCCCTTGGCATCATTATGAATAAATCCAGATGAATCTAATCCAAGATGCATTAAACGAATACGGTATGCAACTCTTAGTGGCACATCACGCATACGATAAATACGGCGATGGAAGTCTTCTGTAGCGCGATAGAATCGGCTTACGTTACGTTGAGCAAGTGCAAAGTTAGAACGAATAGATGGGTTATCTGCAAACTTAAGTACTGTATCTGCAGCCTGTTGTGTAGCAATCTGCACGTATCTACGCACTACAAGTTCGGTAGCGTTCTCTGTTGCTTCTTTAATCTTCCAAGTAGGTGCGTTATCACCTAAATCAGCAATTGCTCGGCTAACTGCCTTGCGTGTTTCTTCTTGCTGAAGAACCATCAGGTTCTTTCTAATACGAACATAGCCTAGCATTACTGCTGGCTGGCGAAAAGCGGCTGTAACCTGACGGTCCATAAGTTCAAATGCGCGATTACCGTACTTAGATAGTACGCTTTCAGCATCATCAGTTAAGCCTTCAATCTTTAAGGACGTAAACATCTTGCCCTTAGGCTGAAAGCCTTGTGTCAACTTCTCAAAGTCTTCAAATGTAATAGCCTTGGTAGACTTATGCCACTTATCAGTAACAGGCTTTAGGCTTTTAATTTCTTCATCAACCAGTTGTGCATGACGAGACTTTACTGCGTTAAACAGTTGGTCATTAAACTTGTTTGCTGAGCCATGGAAGGCTGAGTATAGGTCAAGAAGGATACGGTCAACCTGGTCAACAACAATATCAACTTGGTTAACACCACGCTGAGCCAATTCGCTACTGCGAGATGACATTTGAACAAACTGCTTGACAGCCTTAGGGTCCTGGATAGTATATACAGAACTTGGCTTAAGTAACTTAACGCCATCTTCACCAATCTCTTCGACTAGTTCAGTATTACGGCGTATGCCAATAGCAGCAAGGGCTTCGTCTTTAGCCTTACGGAAATCCGCAGGAGTCTTTAATCCATTGTTAGCGAGGAAGTTAGTTGCTGGGTCAAACAAACGCTTTCCATCTGCACCATCTAGCGACTTAGCATTTCCATAGAAACGTTTAATCCAGTTTTCAAAGTGAACTGCAGTTACTCCACGACCGCCAAAGATTTTTGCATCTGCTAAATCGGTGGTAGATATAGCCTGTCCACCTCGACCAGATACTACATCAAGTTCTTTTAGCATTAAGTCATAGTTATTAGGGTCAATAAGTTCTTCTACAATTTCACGCTCAAACTTACCTGTAATGCTAGCAGCACCAGCCATAGAACGTGTAGCAGAGTTAAGAAGGTGTGCGCTATGCGCTAATCCTTCAACAATTAAGTCAGCCTCTAGGTCATCAGCGCCTTTACGGAATGGCATCACAGCATCTTGTGCTGTACCAAATGCAACATCAATGTTGCGAACCATGTCTTCGCTTAAGCCAGGCTCTTTAGCAGCAATCTGTGCACGCTTAGAAGCACGCTGCTCAAGTGTTAGCATTTCTGATGTACGTGTTCCGCCAAGCCACTTCTTTAATGATTGGCGAAGTGGCTCTGCTGTTTTGCTACCAGTATAAGCAGTAGCCATTTTACCTAAACGGTGTCCCCTGCGAAGCGCAAGGTCAAATACTTCTTGTCCAGGTGCAGTAAGAAGGAACATAAAACCTTCATCAATTGCACTTCGGATACCCAAGCGTGGGAACAAAGTAAGAACAGACCATGCGTTTACAAAATCATCGGCAATTTTTAACTGTGTTGCCCCACCCATTGCACCAATAAGGTTTTTCTTACTCTTAATTTGTCCAGCCATTTGTGCAATCTCAATATAATTGAGAGGACCAATAGCACCAGCCTCTTGAAATGGGTGAATAATTCCAGATGATTCATACTTAAGTACATCATCTTCTACTTTAAGCCCAACTTTACCAAGTTCATCAGCAAACGCTGGATTAACTTCTAGTTGAGAAACAATTGATAGACCTTCTTTGTCACCAAACTTAGATTTGAGAATTTCATCCATAAGTTTTTTACCATCTGCATGACCATCAAGACCAAAACGCTGCATAATACCAACATACATATTACGCATAATAACAACTTGGTCATTTGCATCAGCAGTAATAAACTTTTGTGTCATAAAATCAGCCAAGTCACGTGGCAATACTTGACGCGCTACAGTACGAAAGTTATCTGCAGTTTTGTATGCATCTTCTCCAAGAAGAATTACACCACCTTGTGGGCTGCGTGCAAAACGCTGGGCTAATTTTTCTTTACGTGACATACCTTTGTAAAACTTTTTAATGTCATCAATGTTTTCAGCAAATAGTTCGCCTTCTTTACCTAATGTAGATAAGGTTTTAAATGCGTCTTCACCATCTGCAGCAATTTCTTTTGTTGTGCGACCAGTATAGTTAAGTTCTCTATCTAGCCAGCGACCCATGCCTTCACCTAAGCGACGCTGACTACGTGCTGTAGCAACACCGTTACGGAAATACTGAACACCATCAACGCGACCAGAAAGAAATAGCGGTACGTTTTCTACTTGTTCAAAGTATCCAAGGGCAGCCTTAGCATCTGTAATGTCATTGCGTTCAAGTAATTTAATTGCTTCATCATTGTTGTATGCAGGAAAATTAGTTTTAATATTACGAATAACAAGAGAACGTGCTGCAGTATCTGGAGCGTCTTTAAGACGCTTAATTTCTGAACCTAGTCCATCCCATAGTTTCACAACATCTGGTTCACTAGCAAAGATTTGTCGCACGCCAGCAGTACCATGTTTCTGAACAATAGCAGCAAGTTTATCTCCACGCTTAAGAAGAGCAGACGTGCCGAATGTTAGATATGTTAGTGGGTCAACTGCTAACTGATAAATAAAGTCAATAGCACCAGAAAGTTTTTTAGTCTTTCCGTCAATGTAATCCTGCTGCAAACTTGAGTTTGTTGTCTTTGTATCGAACATACGCAAGATGTCGCGACCAGGTGAAACCTGTGCGTACTTAACGCCATCCATTACTTGCTTAAACTTCTCTGGCTCGTTATATGCTTCTTGTAAAGCATCAAGCATTTTTTGCGTTACTTCTCCACCACTAGCAACAATTTCTCCTGGCTTTAATCCAGCAAGAAGACCCTTTGCTACATTCACGCGCTCTTCACCAAAATACTTAATGCTTTCATCTAGTGCGCCATTGTCGTAAACACGGCGACCATCCCATGCATCAGTAAATGTTTGCTTATTAAAAAAACCTTCGCCCTGTGCAGCCTGTCGTGCCATAAGGTATGGAGTATTAATAACACGTGTCCATGCAGTAAGACCTTTAAACAAACCAATAAGCGGGCTTGCAGCAACCTTAGCGGTTGACTTTAAAGCAGCGACAGCGTAGTCGCTCATTGTATCTGCTTCTTCAGCATATGTAGCATCTGGATAAAGAAATTTAATTTTATCTTGTGCTTCTGTTTCTAGTTTAAAAAATTCTTTACGTGCATCTTCTACTGGAAGTTGCATTAAGTTTTTGTTTTTTTGAATAGTCCAACTAAACTGTTCTAGTTGTGTTCCTTGTTGAGCAGTAAGATTACCTTGTTTAGCAGCAGCATAAAGATTTGGACTCGTTTTTGCAACGATAGAGTTTACATTGTAAGCCATTAGTATCCTTCATCAACTAATGCTCTGTAAATCATTTCAGTATCGCCACTTGGGTCATACTTAATAAGTTGTTGTAAAGTCTGCGCAAGTGTGTAAGACTGGTTAGGACGGTCCATCATAACTTCAGAACCTGGTCCAGGTCCAGAATTAATTCCAGCAGTTACTGGTTCATCTGGACGTTCGGTTGGAGCCATGAGTGGAGTCGGCTCTGGCATCTGCAATGTTGGTTGCGCGGTATTATTACCAGCCATAGGAGCAGAAGTTTGTTGGTCATATGTTGCTTGTCCTTGTCCATAAGGGAGTCCAGAAATATATTGAGCAGGTTGTGTAGGTCCACCATCTGTGCGTTGTGATAGCGCACTAGGACCTGAAACTGGTGCTGGATTATTAGGCTGTCGATAGCCGCCTCTTCTTTCAACCATTTCTAATCCTCTTCTTCTTCAATATGATTTCTAATGTCATCCATTGTGACTTCTTGCATCCAATCAGGATGCGATTCTTTTGAGGCTAATAGCCATAGTGCGTTCTCTACAGAGAAGCCAGCCTTGCGTAAAGACTTATAGTATTCGTGTAAACCAATTGTATATTCATCTAGTCTTGAGTAGTTATCATCAACAACAGTACGTACTTTGCGCTTACGTTGTGCTGCCATAATTTACTCCTTAGATTGCTCGTTCTCTAGTTGTTCTTACGGCTGCTTGTCCTCGTCCATCACCAGAAAGACTTGAAAGCATTGTTTGTAAATCTGGTCTTGCTTGTGGTTGCTCTAGCATTGGAGAACCTCCTGCTGGCGAGCCAGCGGGAGCAGGGGACATTTGCTCAACCGCATTAGTTGGTGCACCAGCAGGAGGAACTTGCTGCTGCGGAGCAAAGGTTTCTTCTATCGCGTCCTCTAATGCTTGTCCCTTTTGACGAGCCTTTATTACCGCAGCAATCTTACGAACCACCTCTGAAGCATCCTGACCTTGAGTAGCCATTTGTGGAATTGCTTGTGTGTACGCCGTAAGTGAACCAAGGAGTGCTGAACGCATCTCTTCAATTTCAATCTTTTCTAATTCTTGTGTAACGTTAACAGTAAATGGTAGTTCTCTCATAGCCATATCTCGGCTGATGAGTTTTCCTCCAAGTGCTTGAAGCATAAAGATAAGACCTTGTGCTGGGTTAAGACCAGCAAGCATGCCATAGCGAACATCAGCAGAATAATCGCCCTTGATGTCTTTAGTTGGCTTATAAGTAATTTCATAAGGTGAACCAGAATCTACTCCACGAATTGTTTTTTCTTCTGGATAAAGTAATTCATCTACATTAAAGCAAAGGCTAATAATGTCCCGAAGAGTTGCAGCAAAAATTGCTTGTGCAGATTTAACTTGTGTATCAAAGGCTCCCATAAGAGCCTGTACTCCCTGACCAGTAACAATAGAAGCATCTATGTTTCCAGTACGAGATTCAGGATAGCGTGAACCAACACGCAGTTCTTGATTAAGGATTTCTTGTTCTGTAAAAGCACCTGGCGGAATGTTAAGTTCTACACGGCGTACACCTGCTGGGTTGGCTGTACGGATAACCGCATCTCCACCAAGCATAAGTTCTTGTACATCTTGTGGAAGTACGATGGGTGCTTGAACAGACTTTTCTGCTGCTTCCATTGCAAGTAATGCAAATCTGTTGCGCAGTAATTGAATACCAAGTACGTCATCAAACTGTCCACGCATTTCACCATCAATAGATGGCTTACGTGCAACAACAACCATCATCTTGCCAAGTGGGTTTGCCGCTTGAGAAAGAACTAGATTGTTTCTACGTGGTACATAAATTATAGATTGGTCTTTATCGTAATAACGAACCATCTCAATTTGTGCATTAAGGTCTTGGTTATAACCATCTTCACCAAGAAGTTCTCTATCATACTCTGGGAACTGAGATACCAGTTCACCAAGTGTTAGAGAATATCTCTTAGCAAATGCCACACAACGTCCATAGCGGTCAAACTCTGGGTAAGCCCCAATAGGATTTTCTATGCGAATACGTGGCAGTTTTGCTTCATCGTCTAATTCAATAATGAAAGGGACGAATCCATATGTAAGATACCAGTCAGCACCTGAGTACATTTGTACTGCTAGGTCTGAGTGCTGGAAGTAGTTAGAGGCAATACGAGTACGCTTGTCAGCAAAACTACGAGCACGGTCAGATACTTGGTTGGCTGCAGAACAGTTAACTGCTGGAAGCGGAGCCATAACTTCAGATAGGTCACGTGCAACAATGTCAATAAAGTTTGCTACTACGTTGGCATCTACGCCTTCTGGAAAAAAGTTAGGATATACCTGAGAAATGTTTCCTTTACGGACTGCAAGTACGTCAAGATTACGCGCATCACGTTCGTGATTACGGTAACGAAGGGAATCAACCCGTGCCGTTACTTGCTCTATTGTTAATGCCATTGTTGTCCTAACGATTGATTAAAAATTACTTAGACTTGCGCTTTACTGGAACCTTAGGTGTTTTAAATGGTCCTGTTCCTTTATTTTGTTCTTTATACTTTTTGTAATCTTTTTTAGAACTTGGAGCCATTTTATCGGTTACTTTTTTAATATTTCGTGGCTTAACTTTTTTAGTACCAGAATTTTCAACTACTTCTTTTAGTTTACCTTTTTTATATTCATAACCAAATGCTCCACCACTACGATAATCTGCAATTTCATTAAGTCGATTAATTCGACTTTCTACTTTAGCCTTACCTTTTGAAGTCGCTTTTACTGCTGCTCTCTTTGCTGATTCTTTTGCAAGTTTTTTTGCTGCTAATTTTGCTGCAGAAGCAACTGCTATTCCTACTAATGGTGCTACCATTTTAATTCCTATCCATATGTTTCGTGCCATTGGTCTGCAAAGGCATCATCTAGGTTGATTGAGTATCTATTATTTATCTGTGCTTTAGTAGCCCAACGATTGTTGGCATACATAGATGTATGACTATTAGACTGCATAAGTTCGCGGATGCGAATGACTGCAAACCACAGTGCCATAACAGTATCTGTTTTGCCTTTAGTATTTGGCTTCCAGGTCAACAGTTGTTGAGTAAGAGCCTTTATACCTTCACTGCCCTCAGAAGAAGGTAGTTCTATAATGTTGTTCTTTTGGAACTTTTCTTCTCGGATTGTGCCAAATAGGTTAGACATTGACGCAACGCCGAAGGATGTGTCCCACTTGTTTTTGCCTGTAAAGTGAGCATCAAGGCGTACGCCGTATCCAGCAAGCCAGTTTCGTAACTCGTCATCAAGGGAGTAGGCTTTTTGGTGGGCGTTGATTTCAACTCTAAACTCTTGCGGTTTATATTTAATAACCAGTTCTTCAATTGTCGCCCTAATCTTTTGTGGAGTTGGCTCCGTCATGTTAATACAATCGTTAACGTAAATCTTGCCGTCTGCACGGTTGTAAGTACAAATTACAAATGCAGCGTTACCTGCCATAGCAGGGTCAAAGCCAACTACAATGTGAGGTTCTACTTGAGAAGGATGTCCAGCAGCACCAGCCTTTAGTGGACCTCGCTTGCGCATCCCGTTAGTTGACCCTTGCACCAACACGGGTGGGAAGATTGAATCCTCTTGTATGTCTTCTTGCTGGTATACGAGTGCCCAAGTTGAGGGTGTGACTTCCGAGCGACGTCTAAATAAGGCTTGCCCGTCCCACTTGGGATAGAAGCCGTTTTCCTGAGGAGTGTCATCATCGCCATCCCACGGGACGTCCGACTCTTTCCAAAGAGTAACCCAATCTTGCGGTTTTTCTGAATACTCCAATACAGCAGGCATGCCCATATAAGTAAACGGAGTCTTGCCACCTGACCAATGCTTCGGATTGCGAAGTTCTTTATATAAATCATTTGATGCAATTCGTGTCCCAACGACTAGCAATTTACCATTCTTACCCAAACGGGTAATAACTTCTTTCTGCAGCCAGTTAATCTGCTGTTCCCACTCATGAGCATTGGCTGTAGTTATACAGTCGTCCAGAATAATTAGGTCAGCACGTGCACCGTAAATCTGACCGCCCATACCTAACGCTTGGAGAGTCGGGTCTTTTTCACTTGAGTTACGCGCATCGCCCCCAAGATAGACAGTATCGGTGCGCCAAGTATCTGCGTCCTGCTTCCAGCCGCCCTCTGGACCATATGCGGTCTGCAGTTTGAGCCAGCGTGGATGGGACAATCGTTGCTTTATAGCGTATACGAACTCTCGCGCCTTATTCAATGTCTTTGATACCACAATGATGCGGATGTTAGGATTGAGGGCAATGCGGTAAGTTGAATAGTTCACCGTGATAACGGTGGACTTAGCGTGCTCAGGGGGCACATTAACCAGTAAGCGGTTTGACTCCCCTGGCTCATAAATCATACTAGGGTGTAACCACGAAGGTTCTTGCCCCTCAAGTAGGTCAACCCAATCTTGGTGATGTGGAAATACAGTTTGGTCTAAAAACAACTTTGAGAAGTCCTTAAAGGGAATTGACTCCTTCTCCATACCAAGGCTGGCAAAAGATTTCTTCTCCGCGTCATCGCGGGCTTCCTCTAAGGAGCGAGCAAATGCTGGGTCGCGCATCATCCAGATTCTGGCGGTGTCTGGCTTCTTGCCTGCCTTAACCATTGCCGCCTGAAGAGACATTCCTGCCCTAACGGATTCTAGCACCTGCTCTTTGGCAACGGCTACACCCTTGGCGGCGAAGTGTTCCCCACCCTTTTGAAAACCACCTTTTGTCGCCACGTACATCCCCTAACAGTTTATAGGCAGACTACGCCCATCCTACAGATAGTATTTTGTACAGTTGTTTGTACAGCATCTGAGCAAGGCTATAAAAGACTTGCGAAGATATTTACTGTTCTATATATACTTAATCCGTTCAAACAGTCTAAACGAACATATTCTACAAAACTATTATAAAAGTGCAGGTCAGACAGTATATTCCCCCTGTAACTATACTGACAGAAATATGTAGGTAGAGATACTGTAATATAACTGGTGCTGTATTAAACAGTCTGGGGTCATACTGACCCTGTAGACTGTTTAATTGTGGTACAGATAGCAGTATGCTGGTGTAACAGTTACGGTAGTCTATCTGCTGGCATGACTGCGGGACACAGTACTGTTCTGAATAAATGCCAGCATCTACCTGTGGCTGTGACTAAGACATGCCCATACTTGGGTCTTGCCAGCACAGAGCCATGACCTGTAGTCGGCATGCAAGCATGCCGATTCGCAGGCTCAT